TGCTGGCGAGCGGAGTGCCGCTTGAGGCAGTTGCTGAGATGCTGGGGAACACAATCCAGATTCTGCTGGATCATTATGTCGATACCGGCAAGCACAAGATAAATTTGAAATTAGGATAAAAAGTAATGCGATTTCGCTTTACAACGTGTACACGAGTGTTGACATTTGGTGGCTACACACCAGTGTCTGGGGAAGCACTTTTGTGCAAGAAAGCCAAAACATGCCAGGACAACGGCACCCCAACAAAAAGCAATTGACTGTGTGGCGACACGAGAAGGACATGGACGTTCTGCGTGAGGTCGCCAAACAAAACGACATATCTATGTCAGAACTGATGGAGATTCTCATTGAGGACTTCCAAGATAAAAAGAAAACTGATCAGGCTAAGTACCTGAGAAATAAACGAAAAGACCAAACCTGAGACACCAGATGTCTCACCTACTATGAAACAATCTAACCAGATGAACGAACTAGAACTGAAACTGCGCGAGTCGCAGCATCAAGAAAAAGAGAACAACGTGACAATCTTGCGGAGCATTTACGACAAAGTTGCACAAACGCCTAAGTGGGCTAAAAAACTGCCCGTGTATTTTTGGGTTGTGTTTTTTTTGCTGACGGCAACGCTACTATATTCTTTGCGGCTTCACTATGTAATAAAAGACATGGCAAAAGCTCAATTTGAAAAAACGGAACTAAACAGGGGGTTGGCTTTGAAATATCACAAAAATCGTTCAGCGAAGGAATCGGGTTTGCGTGACCAAATTGAAATGCTAAATAATGAAATTGAGGATAACAGAAAGCAAAAATATGCTCTGCGTTTGGATTTAAAAAAAGCGACTGATTTAAATGCTGAACAAACACAAATAATCGCGAAAGCTAGATCGCACGATTCAGCGCATCGAATGCTAGGTGAAGCCTACCAGACAATTGCCATGAATGCCGTTCCGTTAAATCTTCAACAATATATAGGCGTTGCCAGCAACGCACAGTGGGTTGGCTACGCTCAAATGGCATCTGACAGAAATGCTTACAATGTCATCAACACAGTCAAATCAATTCCCGCTCTTATGAAAATTGATAAAGTGGCTACAATTGTAGATAACTATAATCAGGCAATGGACTTGGCAGACAAATAAAAAATTTTACCAGTGCCGTAATGCATAGAAGCAAAACAAAAATTGCTTAGTGGCATATGAGCGCAAATTCATCAAAACAAACTAAGGTTCTGAACTTCAGCGGCAGCTAGTAAGAACTTTTTTCACCACAGGTGTACGTCCACCTGTACTTAATTTCAGGTGTACATACACTCACATGACAGCAGAACTAGAACAAGCAAAGAAACAAAAAAAGATATCGTGTCACTTCAAACTGACACCGTGGCACCGAGACAAGCTTGTCAGGATAGCCAAGGCAGCCAGGAGAGACATGACCAGCATCGTTGAAGAATTAATCGAAAAAGCCAAATGAAGACAATCACAGCAATACTAAGCGCGGCAGTGTTCTACTGGGTCACTAGCCAACCCTACGCAGAGCAACCCAGAGTCACTGCTAGTTGGTACGGAGAGAAGTACAGAGGCAATACCTGTGCCGACAACAAGACAGTGTTTGATCCTGACAATCCGACACTGGCAGCCCACCGCATACTGCCGTTTGGCACTAAGGTAAAAGTGAGCATCACTAAGGATAAGTTCATCGTGGTGACAATCGTGGATCGTGGGCCGTTCACCAAGTGCAAGAAGACAGGTGAGTACAGTCGCGAGATAGACCTCAGCAAAGCTGCCTTCGCTCGTCTCTGTGACACCCGCGCAGGTCTGATCCAGGTCAAGCTGGAGGTGCTGAAGTGAGAGAGTACCTAACAGCACAGCAGGTGGCCGATCTGCTCTCCACAACGCTGAGGACAGTCAGGCGCAACATCCAGAAAGGCAGGTTGAAGAGCAGTCGAGTAGGAGGCTTGCGGAGGGTAGCTGTGGAGGATTTTGAGAAGTTTGCAAAAGGCAGATAAGCACTATGAGAGTTGATCTAGGAGAACTAAAACAAATCACAAACACCAAGAAGCGACTAGGTGAGAACGCAGACTACCAGTTTGTCATCATGAAGCAGGACGGCAAAGAGACTGCCTACATGTTTACAGACAGAGAGTTAGAGCAACCGAGACGCAGGGCAGAGATACAGCGGGAGGATGCACCTAAGAAACGCAACTTCTGGCAGAGAGTCTTCAAGAAGCGCAAGTGAACAGCAGAAGCAAAGGCGCACGAGGAGAACGCATGTGGCGAGATCAGCTACGAGAAGCAGGCTTCAAGGCTATCCGGGGCTGCCAGCATTCAGCGAGAGACGCTGACGGCACAGAGGCACCTGATGTGATCTGTCCTAGCCTTCCAGGCATCCACCACGAGGTGAAGTTTGTGGAAGACCTGAATGTCCGTAGCGCAATTGAGCAGGCGAACAGAGACAAGAAGCTGCACCAGATAGGTGTGGTGCCGCACAAGAAGAAGAACGTGCCCTGGGTGGTCATGCTGCTTCTGTCAGACTTTGATAAGATACTGAAGCGAACAGACATCAAGCGGCGAATCTTTGACATAGCAGTCAGGTGCATCGGTAGCGACTGGGTGGCAGTTGTGCAGGTGGATGACTGGTTTCGCATAATTAGAGAATCAGATTTAGTAACAGAAGAATGAGCGAGGACTACGATGATGAAAAGTATGACTGCATCGATCCCGAGTGGGAAGACGAGTGCAGAGATTGCGGCAGAACATTCACCAACCAAGGCTTGCACGGCATAGAGTGCCCACACTGTGAGGAGGAGGATGATGAAGATGAAGAATAAACGAATTTTGGCAGGTGCGTTTGGGTGGTTCCGTGCTGCCTGCCTTCCCCAGCCTGCTTTTCTTGGCTTTGACAGGTTGGGGAGAATTTCCACGTTTGGAAAAACAACAAATAGATAACAGATGATAATAGCAAATACAGGATACGAACTGGCAGCGGCAGGCACACACAACGTGGTCTGCGTGGATGTAATCGACTGCGGTGAAGCTTACGGCATTGAGCCTGATCCAGTAACCGGGATGAGGTTGGTGCCAGGTGCCACCGAGGACAGAAAGCCACAAGCCAAAATCAGGTTTGTGTTTGAGTCAGAGAAGAAGATGGCTGACGGCAGGCCGTTCCAGATTGATCGCATGTTCGGTGCGACACTGTCGGATCAAGGCCACCTGAAGCCGTTTCTGGACGCTTGGGGCATCGAGTTGGAGATGACTCCACAAGGCCCGGACATGGCGAAGTCAGTCATCGGCAAGACTGCCTTGGTAAACATCATTCACCGCGATGACAAGTGGGCCAACATCAGTAGCATCATGCCTGGCCAGGTGGAACTGAGTCCGTCAGGTGACTATGACGGTGCTGAGACTCGAAGGCGCATGAAGACTGCCTACGAGAAACGCAAGGAAGAGAAACGCCAGAACGAAAACGCTCCGTACTGATGATCATCCCGCTGCCTAAAGAAGAGAAGAAAAGCCCGAGCCAGCACTGGTACACAATGCAGGCTGAGGCTTGTCACTGGCAGTCGGATGGAAAGCCAACAACCCTCAGACATGCTAGGAAGCAAAAGCTAGTTCCTAGTGTGTCTGGGGTGCTTAATCTGATCGAAAAGCCAAGAATAACTAAATTTAAGTGTGATGAGATGGTGAAGCAGTGCCTTCAGTATCCTCATGAAGAAGGAGAGTCAGAGAAGGACTACATCAACCGCATTCACGGATATGCCTTAGCGGCAAAGAGGGACATCCTCGACTTTGGCACCAGAGTCCACCACGGCATAGAGATGTACAACCTGGGCACCTATGATGAGCAGGAAGACCCGGACATATTTCCGTATGTGGAGACTTACATTCGCTGGGCACAGAAAAACGTCAAGAAAGTCATTGCCGTTGAGAAGACGGTTGTGAACAAGAAGCTAGGCTATGGCGGCACAATCGACCTGGTGGCTGAACTGAGGAACCAGCGCGGGGTGACTATCATAGACTACAAGACCCAACGCTGGGACGATGAGAAGAAACCTGCGTTCTACGAAACCTGGCCTCAGCAACTGGCGGCATATCGTAAGACAATGAAGCCAAACCCGCACTGCCTCAGCCTGGTAATATGTGCCACTGAGCCAAAGCCGGTCATTGAGCGATGGTGGTCAAAGCCTGAACTGCAAACTGCGTGGAAAATCTTCAATGCCGCCAGAGTAGTGTGGCAGGAGAGTAAGAACTACAGACCGAGCGATGAGTCTGATCGACAAGGCAATAACTAAGGAGGAGGCACTGAGCCGGGGCGCGATAGCGATTTCTGAGCCATGCCGCAACGAGACTGAACTATGGATAATCAAGAACATGATAGCCGACCTGGAGAGATCGCAGGTGAGGTGGGTGGTGGTGAAGAGTCATCACACGACAAGAAGCACCAGCGGGACTCACACAAAGCCAGCACTGGAACTGTGGAGGTTAACCTAAAAACCTACCCTGCTGATCCTCCAGGTAGCCACAGAAGGCTCAAACTGATAGCTGAAGCTGCCAGTGAGTACTGGGGACTAAGTATCGCTGAGATGAAAGCTAGAGACCGTAGACCGCAAATAGTCTGGCCTAGAAGTGTCTGCATGTATCTGGGGCTAAAAGCAGGTTACTCCTCAAACGAGGTTGCCAAGTGGTGGAACCGCAAAAATCACGGCACAGTGACAAATGCAAGAGACACAGTGCAGGCACTCCTAGACAACAGACAGGCATACAAAACCCAGTACAGACAGTTTGTCATTTTTAGCAAAAAGTACAACATGAAGCACTGATGACTATGCATATCTGTAAGAAAATAAAAAAACTACATTCAGTACTTACTGAAGATCAGACACTTAGGTGCATTTATTTCGTAATAATAGCTATAGTAGCTATATAGCTATAATGCTTAATAGACATATATCTAAGTATTTAAGCTATTAAGCACTATAGCACTATAGCTAATACCGCTAAAATGAAGATTCTAAACAGCAAAGATGCCTACAGCTACAAGCTGCAACTGGAGCAGGTGCGTGAGCAGATGAGGATGCTGGAGGAGAACGGAGTTTACGATGTGGCAGGTAACCGGATCAGGAAAGAAGACCGGGAGCAGTATCAGCAACTGAAGCGGATGGAGCATCACCTGCGACAGTTGGCGAGTGGGATAGAAAAGCCAACACCGTTCGCGGCAGAGAAGAAGGTGGAGAAGAAGGACACCAGGGCAAGGCTGACAGACGAGCAGAGGCAGGAGATGGCTAGGAAGCTCTCTGAGGTACGAAAGCACCTTGGCCGCTGTGTTGGTACTCCAGAGAGTTAAAAACGTCTCTGAGGTGTATGTACGCCTCAAGAAAGGCATATGACGATGAATGACAAGACAGCAGATATCAGACTGGTAGGAATAGAGAACGGATGCGTGGTGAGCGTGAGAGCTAAAAACGCAGAGAAGATGAGGAACTGGGAGAAGCTAAACAGCCCTAGTGCTAACGAAGGCAGGAAGCACAGCAAGAGGGCGGACAATCAGTTCCGTAGGATGAAGTGATGAGTTTGCACAAGAGAGAAATAGCAGGAAGACGGTTTCGGACACCTGGGGAATTTGGGCTACCTCAAGAAGGGCGCTTGATTGGCAAGCACTCCAAAAGCAACCCAACTAACAAACAGAAAGCTAAGAAGCGGAACAGATGACTTTTATGCAACCGGGCCAACTTCAAGTCCGCTTCCTCAGCGGCTCGATTGTGAATAGTTGTTTGGATAACAAAAAGGCCCGGTTGCAGAATTTAGCAAAAACTTATGGCAGTAAAAAAAGCGCAACGTAAGAAAGCAACGAACAAGCCTCCGGTGCCTGGCAAAGTAGTCAAGTTAACGGAGGATGAGATCGTCGAGAGAAAGGCAAAGCTGGATGAGCTTTATAACGCTCCGGTGCAGATGCCTGCATCAGTATTCAGCGCAAGAGCGGATCAGGAGAGCAAGCTAGGAACAGGCAAGAAGACAGGCAGGAGGACAGGTTACACGCCTGATAGGGTGGAAGCATTCCTGAAGAATGTCAGGTCAGGTCTTCCGGTTTTGCGA